CACAAGGCGGGCAAGGTGGCAGGCGGCACGCTGGGCAATCTTCGCGTCGTCGGCGTGAAGGGTGGTCCGTTCGACGGCATCGAGTTCTCCATCGGCTCCGGCCTGGACGCCGCCACCCGAAGCGAGCTCTGGGCGAAGCGCGACCAGCTCGCGGGGAAGATCGTGAAGTTCCGCTACTTCCCGACTGGAAGCAAGGAGCGCCCGCGCTTCCCCGTGTTCCTTGGCTTCCGCCACCCGATCGACACGTGACAGCCGTATCGCTCGGAGGGTCGCTGGTGCTCGTTCTGTGCGCCGCCTGCACTGGTGCGGGGTGCAGGGCGGGCGACCCGTGTAGGGTCTGCGGAGGCGTCGGCCTTCGCGTCCTTTTGTCTGGAAATACTACTTGCAATTCGCGGAACACCGAAGTATCTTGTTCTCATGGTCGGGCAGGTAGCCCACCCACCTCACCGAGGAAATCATGCACCAGCTTCGTCGCTATGAGTACCTGACGTTCCACGGAGCCGCTGGCACCGTCACGTCCATCTTCAGCAAGATCATCGTCCGTGCCCAGATCGCGACGGTGCTCCGTTGCCCACAGACGCACGTCGTCATCCGCGAGGTGACGGCATGAACATCTTCGTGCTCGATGAAGACCCGATCCTTGCGGCGCGGATGCACTGCGACGTTCACGTCGTCAAGATGATCCTGGAATCAACGCAGATCCTCTGCTCCGTCTGGCACCGCCACGGGTGGACGTTCGACGGCATCTACAAGCCGACCCACAAGAATCATCCATGCGTGCTCTGGGCAGGTGCCTCGGTGGAGGCGTATCGGTGGCTCCACGAATTGCTCCGCGCCCTGCTTGACGAGTACTCGTGGCGGTACGGCAAGGTCCACAAGTGCGCCGCGCTCTACGACCAGCTTGACAACCTCCCCGCCGATGCGGAGGACCATCTTCCGCTGAACTTCAGTGGCGGCACGCCCGAGTTCGTGTTCTGTGGCCCGGAAACGCTGGAAACGGAGAACGTCGTCGCCAGCTATCGGCGATACTACCGCGCGAAGAACAAGACCATGCGCAGGGCGATGAAGTGGACCAAGCGTTCCGCGCCCGTCTGGATGGAGCTCGTCGCATGAAGGCGCCGAAGAAGCCCTACTACTGCGAAACGAAGTGCGGCAACGTCGTACGCTCGGAGGTTCGCGCCCACGACGGGCAGGTCATCGTCACCGTCTATCATGAAGACGACCTGCTCGACGTGATTCCCGTCGACGATGAAGATGAGCTGGCACGGGTGTTCTGGGAAAGCATCATCAAGTTCGGCGGGGAGAAATAACGCCTTGCAACGTGCGCACGTTTTGCGTACTTTGTAGTCACCGCCCCACCGAGGGCATCATCCAAGGGAGAAACTCAGTCATGGCAAAGAAGACCGAAGAGACGGACGCTGCGAAGCCGTCCAAGTTCAAGATCCCGAAGACCGTCGGGGCGTGCGCGGATCTGCTTCTGGACCTGCGTTCGCAGAAGGCGGTTCAGCAGAAGATCGTCGACGACATCGACGAGAAGATCAAGGCCCTGCAAGCGCACCTCATCGAGACCCTGCCCAAGAGCGACCAGACGGGCGCGGTGGGCAAGGTGGCGAAGGCTCTGGTGAAGGTCACCCAGGAACCCGCCGTCCAGGACTGGGATGCCTTCTACGCCCACGTCGCGAAGACGAAGGGCTGGGATCTGCTCCAGCGGCGGCTTTCCTCGCCGGCGATCAAGGAACGCTGGGAGGCCGGGAAGCAGGTGCCGGGAGTGGGCACGTTCCCTGTCGTCAAGGTCAGCGTCACGAAACTGTGATGCGCCGCCTGCACCTGATCATCACGATGTTCCGTCGCCGCCTCGTCCAGCGGCGAATGGAGCGACTCCGTGCGCAGGCCACCAGTCTGGACGCCACCATCCAGCGACTCAAGCTGGAAATCATCACCAAGGGGATGAAATGAGCGCCGAACTGGAGCGCGAGAACGAAGAGCTCAAGACCGAGGTCACCCGCCTGCGCAAGATGCTCCACGGGATGGGCGAACGGATGTCCTCGATGAACCGCGAGTGCGCGATGCACCGCAACGTCGTCTTCCAGGACGATGCCAAGGTCATCGAGCTCGCCCGTCGCATGGCCCGTGGACCCGTCACCGCGGAAATGGTGGAGGCGTGGTACCGCACCACGGAGCATCAGCAGAATACCGACCTGCACCCGGAACACGACACGAACTGGGAAGGGCTCTGGGAATGGCACCGTGACGTCATCGTCGCGGCCGCGATGCACTTCGGCAACGTCTAGCGGAGGAGCGCCCTCCGTGAGTCTACCGTCTTGCGGGCCTGGACGCAAGGACCAGCGGTTTCCAGGTTGAACAACGTCACAAGTCACAGGAGAAGTATCATGGCAAAGACTGCCAGCAAGCCCGCCACCACGAAGGCCGTCGCGAACTGGGACGCCCGCCTCGCGCAGTACGCCGAGGAGTCCGCCGCCACCGAGCAGACCTCGGGAGGCAAGTTCGTCTCGATCCGCGGAGGTCGTCTGTCGTACGGCGGCGCCGAGGTTCCGGGGAACAAGATGTCGGTGATCATCCTCGATCACATCATGGAGAACCACCTCTACACCGAGCGCTTCGACCCCGACACGCCCGTCTCGCCCGCCTGCTTCGCCTTCGGCCGCAAGGAAGACGAGATGGGTCCGCACGAGAACTCCACCGAGCCTCAGGCTTCCGCGTGCAAGGGCTGTCCCATGAACGAGTTCGGCACCGCCGACACGGGCAAGGGGAAGGCGTGCAAGAACATCCGTCGCCTCGCGCTGATCCCCGAGGACGGGCTGGACGACCTCGAGAACGCCGAAATCGCGTACCTCAAGGTCCCGGTCATGTCCGTCAAGGCGTGGGCGGGCTACGTCCAGTCCGTCGCGAACAACCTGCGTCGTCCTCCGTTCGGCGTCGTCACCGAGATCAGCGTGGTGCCGGACCCGAAGAGCCAGTTCCGGCTGACCTTCACCGTCGGCGAGTCCATCGAGGACGCCGCCGTGCTGGAGGCCCTCATCAAGCGGCGCGAGCAGGTCGCGAAGGAAATCGACTTCCCGTATCAGCCCTTCACCGCGCCGGAGGCTCCCCCTGCCCGTGGCGTGGGCAAGGGTGCCGCCAAGGTCGGCGGGGCCAAGCCCGCCGCCAAGTTCTCCCGCCGCTGAGCATCACCGAGGGAGCTGGCGATTGGTGCCAGCTCCCTCAATCCATGGAGCCTTCATCATGCCCACCCTACTCGCGCTCCCGTGGCCGGAGTTCGTCAACGCCCTCAAGGGCCTTCCCGAAGAAGAGTGCTGGNNAAGAAGAGTGATGGACTCAGCTTGCACTCGAGAAGAAGGGAAAGAACCGTCTGGTCTACCTTCAGCGTCTGTACGGACGGGCCAATCTTCTCCGATCCCAGCGTGAACGTCGCGAATGGTTCGGGGACTAGGAGTCAGCCTATGTCGAAGATCAAGATCCCTCGCGTCGTCACCCTCGACTTCGAAACCGAAGGCATTGAGGCCCGTCCGCAGTATCCGCCGAAGCCCGTCGGCTTCTCCCTGCTCCTTCCCGGCAAGAAGAAGTCGCATTACTACGCTTGGGGACACCCGTGCGAAAATAACTGCACCTTCGAAGAAGCCCGCAACGCGCTTCTTTCCGTGTGGGAGGGCGGCGATGCGATCCTCATGCACAATTCGAAGTTCGACTACGACGTCGCGCTGACTCACATGAAGATGAAGCCGCTCCCGTGGGAACGCCTGCACGACACGCTCTTCTTGCTGTTCCTGCACGACCCGCACGCGATCAGTCTCAGCCTGAAGCCCGCCGCCGACCGCCTCCTTGGGATGCCGCCCGAGGAGCGCGACGCCGTGAAGGAGTGGGTCATCGCGAACATCCCCGAGGCCAAGAAGAAGCCGTCGACGTGGGGAGCGTACATCTGCAAGGCTCCTGGAAAGCTGGTGGGAGCCTATGCCGACGGCGACGTGGTGCGCACGAAGGCCCTCTTCGACAAGCTCTACGAGGACATCCAAGAGCGCAAGATGGGCGGCGCGTACGACCGTGAGCGGAAGCTCATGCCGATTCTACTGCGCAACGAGCAGGAAGGCATCCGCGCCGACCTGGACGCGCTGGTGGACGATCGTGCCACCTATGGCAAGTGCCTCGAGACCGCCGACCAGTGGCTCCGCAAGCGGCTCAAGGCCCCGGACCTGAACGTGGACTCGAACGACGAGCTCGCCAACGTGCTCGACCGCGAGGGCATCGTCACCGAGTGGGAGGAAACCAAGACGGGCAAGCGGTCCACCGCCAAGAAGAACCTCACGCCCGAGAAGTTCACGGACGCCAAGGTCGCGAGCGTCCTCGGCTATCGCAATCGCCTGTCTACCTGTCTGTCCGTGTTCTTCGATCCGTGGATCACGATGGCGCAGAACGGCGGCGGACGCATCTTCACGAACTGGAATCAGGTTCGTCAGTCCCACGGCAACGACGCCTTCGCGGGTGCCCGCACGGGGCGGATGTCCTGCAATCCGAACTTCATGAACATCCCGAAGGACTTCGAGAGCAAGGACGATGGCTACGTCCACCCGAAGTTCGTCAAGTCCCTGCTCGAACTTCCGCTGATGCGCAAGTACATCCTCGCGGACAAGTACGGGCGCACGGAGGGCGTCTTCGGGCATCGCGACTACAATCAGCAGGAACTGCGCATCCTCGGGCACTTCGAAGCGGGCGATCTGTGCCAGCGGTACAACGAAGATCCGCGAATGGACATCCACACCTTCGTTCAGCACCTCATCACGAGTATCACGGGACACGAGTTCCCCCGTGGCTCCGTGAAGATCGTGAACTTCGGCAAGGTGTACGGGATGGGCGTGGGCAAGCTGGCACTCGCCATCCGTTCCACCGTGGAAGACGCCAAGCGGCTCGCCGACGCGCATCGCAAGGCCCTTCCCGGTCTGCGAGCGTTGGAGCAGGGCATCAAGGGCGCGTCCAAGATGGGCGAGCCGATCGTGACGTGGGGTGGTCGCGAGTATTTCGTCGAGCCGCCCAAGGAAATCAACGGACGGATGCAGACGTTCGAGTACAAGCTCCTGAACTACCTGATTCAGGGCTCGGCGGCGGACTGCACCAAAGAGGCGATCATCCGCTACGACGCTGTTCGGCAGGAATCCCGCTTCCTCGTGACGGTCCACGACGAAATCAACATCTCGGCACCTGCCAAGGCCATCAAGAAGGAGATGGGGCTCCTTCGCGAGGCAATGCAGTCGGTCGAGTTCGACGTTCCCATGCTCTCCGACGGCAAGACTGGCCCTCGGTGGGGCTCGCTCACCAAGTTCGAGGAGAAGTAAGATGCCCGCACCCAAGAAGAAGAAGTCCATCTTCGACAAGATGGCCGACATGGCCTCCGGCGACATGGCGAAGCCTGGAGACATGATCGACACGGGCGACGGGTTCTTCACCGTCGTCGAGGACCGCCCCGCGAAGGGACGCGCCGCCCTGCGGGAGCGTGCCGAAAAGGCGAAGGCCGAGCTCGCGAAGCCCAAGCCCAAGAAGATCGGCCTGAAGAAGCCCGCGAAGCAGGTCGAGATGAACCTGTCCACCGCGCCCGTGGCTTCGTCGCCGTTCGGCGTGGCGGTCACGCGCAAGGTGGGCGGGCAGGCGACGACCGTTGCCGCCACGGTGCGCAAGATCACGGCGTGGTCCTTCAGCAGATACAAGACTTACATCGAATGTCCGCTGAAGGCCAAGCTGAAGTTCGTCGACAACCTCAAGGAGCCTGGATCGGCCGCGATGGATCGCGGGTCGGAGATCCACGGCCTCGCCGAGCAGTACGCTCGCGGACAGTTGAAGAACCTCCCCATCGAGCTCGCGAAGTTCAAGGCGGAGTTCCTCACGCTGGTGAAGCAGAAGCCCGAGTGCGAAGGCGAGTGGGCGTTCACCAGCCAGTGGGACGAGACGGGGTGGTTCGAGAAGGGCGTGAACGCCGCATGGTGTCGCATCAAGACCGACGTGGCGTACTACGACAAGAAGACCCGCACCATCGTCGTCATCGACCACAAGACGGGAACGCCCAAGGCGGACCACCCCGACCAGCTTTCGCTCTACGCGCTGGGAGCCTTCATCAAGTTCCCGCAGGCGAAGCACTGCGTCACGAAACTGTGGTACCTGGACACGGGTGACGAAACCGAGCTGGCCTTCACCGCCGAGCAGGTGCCGGAGCTCAAGGACCACTGGAACGCACGGGTGGCCCCGATGCTCAACGACACCCGCTTCGCGCCGAACCCGTCGAAGCGGTGCTCGTGGTGCCACTTCAGGAAGTCCAACGGCGGACCCTGTCAGTTCTGACCGATGCGCAAGAAGCTTGAACGAGTCATCGAGAACCGCGTCGTCCGGGAAGCCGAGGCGGCGGGGATCTTGGTGCGCAAGCTGAACGGCGAAGGTCAGCGGGGATGGCCCGACCGGATGTTCTGCATTCCGGGCGGGCGTCCCCTCTTCATTGAGTTCAAGCGGGAAGGCGAGGATGCCCGCAAGCTCCAGCACTACATCATCCGCAGATTGAAGAAGGACGGCTACGATGTCGAAATTGTCGATTCAGCTGAAGAAGGGCTCTGCCTCCTCCGGGCAAAACTGGAAGCCGCACAAGTATCAGGAGAAGGCGATCAAGCATCTTCTCGAGCGAAGCGCGGCGGGCCTGTTCCTGGATCCGGGGCTGGGAAAGACGTCCATCACGCTGGGAGCGATCAAGATCCTGCTCCGCGAAAAGCTGATCAAGCGCGTGCTGGTCATCGCGCCGCTTCGGGTGGCGTACTCGGTCTGGCCCGTGGAGGTCGAGAAGTGGGAGGACTTCCGCCATCTTCGCGTCTCGGTACTGCACGGCGGGGACAAGGAAAAGAAGCTTCGTGAACCCGCCGACATCTACGTCATCAACCCCGAGGGCCTGAACTGGCTCATGTCCAGCGGGCGATTCTCGACACTCGGGGCCGACGTGCTGGTGGTGGACGAATCGTCGAAGTTCAAGCACCCGAAGACCGAGCGGTTCAAGTCGCTGAAGGCGGTGCTCGGGCGGTTCTCACGCCGCTGGATCCTCACGGGCACGCCTGCTCCCAACGGCCTGATGGACTTGTTCGGGCAGTGCTACATCATGGACCTTGGAAAGTCCCTCGGGCAGTACATCACGCATTTCCGTGCGAAGTACTTCACGCCCGTCGACAGGATGGGCTTCAATTGGGTGCCCGCCGAGGGCGCCGAAGAGGCCATCTACGACGCCCTGCGTCCCTACGTTCTGCGTCTGTCCGCGACCGACTATCTTGAGCTTCCCGAGCTCATTGAGAACGTCGTGACCGTCGAGCTTCCCGCCAAGGCCCGCAAGGTCTATGACGAGCTGGAAGAAGAGCTTCTTGCCGAGCTGGACGGTGGTGGGCTCGCGGTGGCCCTGAGTACCGCCGCCGCCGCCATCAAGTGCAGGCAGATCGCCAACGGCGGGCTCTACAAGCAATTCGACGCGGATGACAAGCCCGTGCTGAAGAAGGACGAGTGGATCCACCTACACGACGCGAAGACGGAAGCCGTGCTGGATATCGTCGAGGAACTCGGCGGGTCTCCCGTGCTGATCGCGTACGATTTCGCGCACGACCGCGAGCGCCTACTCAAGGCGTTCGGGAAGGATACGCCCTACATCGGCGGAGGCGTGTCGCCGAAGCGTACCGATGAAATCGTGCGGGAGTGGAACGCTGGTCGCATCCCCGTGCTTCTTGGACACCCCGCTTCGATGGGTCACGGGCTGAACATGCAGGGCGCGGGAAGTCATGTCATCTGGCACTCGCTGACGTACGACCTTGAGCTCGACGAGCAGTTCATCCGCCGCATCTGGCGACAGGGCACGAAGGCCAAGCGCGTGACCGTCCACCGCATCGTTGCGAAGGACACCACCGACGAGGCCATCCTCCGCGCCATCCGCAGGAAGGGCAAGGTGCAGACGCGCCTCCTTGACGCCCTCCGCGAATACCGCGACGCGAAGGAAGGTGCGCGGTGATCCTTCGGACCAACGTGATCACGAAGAAAGGCGTCCTGTTCGTCGGGGTGGTGCGCGGACTCGCCTTCTACGTGAGTGGCACCTCCGTCGACGTGGATCTGTACGCCCTTCGTGAAGACGAATTCAACGACAGGTATCCCGCCGAAGCACCCTCCCAGACGGCGTGGGCGATCGCCAGCTTGCGCAGTCCTGAGGGTGGACAGGTGGTCACCGCCAAGGCGGGCGCGGTGCTTCGCTGGGCTGAGCAGGTGGTCCGCAGAGCCGACTGGAACGGCACCCTGACGGCGAAGGACCTGCGCACGCGCCCAAAACTGAGTCACGGACGCCGACCAAAAAATCTTCGTAAAGACCCTTTACTTTCGGGGGAAGATGAGGTATATTTCAGTCAGGCAAAAGCCACCGCCGCTGATAACCAGACGGCGGAACCACTCAGGGAGAACATCATGTCCAAGATCGCCGTTTCGAAGGGTGCCGTCGCGCCCAAGACCTCCGCCACGACCAAGCCCGCCGCCAAGGGTGCCGCCGCGCCCAAGACCGACGCCAAGGGTGCCGCCACCGAGGCCAAGAACGTCCCCGCGAAGCCCAAGGGCCTCAGCACCAAGAGCGCCGCCACCAGCACGCCCAAGGACGAAGCCGCTCCCAAGACCGACGCCAAGGCCAGCAAGGCCCCGAAGACCGAGGCCCCGAAGACCGAGGGTGCCGCCCGTGGGCGCAAGCGCGACGAAGCGGTGTTCCAGACCAAGGTGATCGCCACCGACAAGTCCGCCCGCGAGGGGAGCTTCTACGGCATCGTCAAGGCCGAGGCCAGCAAGCCCATCGTCCTCGAGGACCTGATCGGTCGCGTGCTGGCGAAGGTGGGCGACTCGCTCCGCTCCGAGAAGGACGCCACCGTCGTGGTCCGCGCCCGTGTCCGCGACTGCTTCTCGCGCCTCGGCTTCCTGACCGAAGCCTGATCGCTCTGTCTCGTCAGCCTGTCTAACCGCGCCCGTTGAAAGCGGGCGCGTCCTCCACTGGAGAAATACATGAAGTCACCGATCGCGCTGTTCTACGCCCGCGAAGGCGTCGGCGGAGGGTCTACCTCCTTCACGATTCACCTGTTCCGCGGAATGCAGATGGCCGGAATTCCCGTGACCCTCTACCGCATCGCGAGCAAGCCCAAGAGGGCCACCACCCTCGCCAGCTACGAGGGCGTTCCCGTGACATGGCTCACGCCGGAGGAAGCGGTGGCACTGCCCAAGCAGATGCCCACCCTCATCGTCGCGGCTGAGCACTCGAAGCATCTGCCCGACCCCACCGTCCTGTCCAGGATGATCGATGCGGGTGCCCGCACGGTGATCCACGACCCGTACGAGTTCATGAACCGCAACGAGGTCATCGGGAAGGGCATCTACGACCACCTCGGCGACTTGTCGAAGATCGTACGCCCCATCTGCATCCGCCCCACGATGAAGCAATTCGTCAAGAGCGCGGTGTTCATCCCCCATCCCTACGTCCGCGAGTTCAGCGGGTGGCAGGGCGCAGATCTGCGCAAGCGGAAGGCGGCGTGCAGTATCGCCCGCATGACGTTCGTCAAGCGTAGCGACATGATCATGGAAGCGAACGAGCGAATCGCCGACCCCGCCCACCGCGTCCAGTTCCACTGCATGGAAAATCGCCTCTTCACGAAGTTCAAGGTGATGGCGAAGTATCCTGACTTCAAGCAGGGCGGCTTCAACCTTCCTCTGGAGTGGGGCGTGAGCGCACGCCACGCCAAGGAGTACCGCCTCGCCGTCGACTTCACGCTGTTCCCGTACGACGGCGGGGGAAGCCAGTACGCCGAAATGGAAGCGTGGGACGCTGGCACCGTGCCCGTCATGTTCCACGACTGGTTCCGCTATCCGGGGGAAATGGTGCCGGACCAGAACTGCCTCTCCGTTTCATCGACCGACGAACTCGCCGATCTGGTCACTCGCTCGATGAAGAGCCGCGCTCTGCAGGACAAGCTCGTCGTGATCAGCCAGAACGCCACCGAGCATCTCGAGCGCGAGCACGACCCCGTCGTCATCGCCAAGAAGTATCACCGCGAACTCACCAAGTAGGAGAATCCATGAACCAGCAAGAAGCTCCATTCGCTGTTCAAGTCGAGCTGACGGAAGGGTGCAATCTGCGATGCACCTTCTGCGGAATCAAGGGCATCCGCGAAAAGGCGGGCGGACCGTTCAAGTTCATGTCGGTCGACACCGCCAAGCGCATCGCCGAAGGTATGCGTGCCGCCAAGTGGACCGCCCGTGTCGAATTCGCCATGCACGGGGAACCGACGCTCAACCCGGACATGATCGAGATCGTGCGCATCTTCCGACAGAACCTGCCCAAGTCGCAGCTCATGATCACCTCCAACGGTGGCGGGCTCATCAAGTCGCCGCTGAAGACGGTGCGGGCCTTGCTCGATGCGGGGCTGAACGTGCTGGCCTTGGACGACTACAAGACCGCCACGATGGTGCCTCGTATCGTCGCCGCGCTGGCGGACTCCGAAATCAAGGTCGTGAACTATCCCGCTGACGGGCTGGAGCACTCGCCACATCGTCGCGGTCCCGTCAGCGAGCGCCGAGTGGTCATCATCCAGGACATCTCCGACGCCGACGAGGGAAGCCACGCCTCCCTCAACAATCACTGCGGAACGGGCTCGCCGCTCAACGACAAGGGTGCGGGAAAGCGGTGCGCCAAGCCGTTCCGCGAGATGAGCATCCGCTGGGACGGGCGGGTGTCCATCTGTTGCAACGATTGGCGCGGGCGTCTCCTCTGCGGCGACGTCACGAAGCAGAAGCTCGTCGACGTCTGGAACAGTCGCGTCTTCCAGGCGGCGCGGAAGTACCTCTATCACGGAATGCGTGACTTCGCGCCCTGCAAAGGATGCGACGCCCTGTCCTACCGTGTCGGTCTGCTTCCGGACAAGAAGGGCAAGGAAGAGCTCCCCCGCCCGGACAAGAAGGACGCGAAGATCATCGCCGATGCGCAGGCGCACGGCTTCATGACGGCACCTGTTCGCGTGTCGTGGGAGGCGAAGTAATCATGCTGAGGATCTACATCCCGACGATGGGTCGCGAAGACCAGATCACCCTCCGGTGTCTGCCGAAGGCCCTGCAGAAGAACGCCGTGCTGGTGGTGCCGCCGCACGAGCTGAAGGACTGGGAAGCCAAGGGTGTCCCGGCCATCGCGCATCCGAAGACGTGCCGTACCATCGGCCCCGTTCGCCAGTGGGTCATCGACCAGCACGATGACGGGCAGTACGGTCCGTTCCTCATCATGCTCGACGACGATCTTCGCTTCAGCGTGCGGCGGGCCGATGACCCGACGAAGTTCGGCGTGCCCACCGACAAGGACATCATCGACGGCTTCAAGCAGGTGGAGCGAGCGCTCAAGAAGCACCCGCACGCCGCCCTCCGTCATCGCGAGATGGCCAACGAGGCCGATCCGGTGGAGTACTGCACCCGCGCCCTCCGCGCCCTTGCGTACGACGTGCGGGTGATGCGCAAGCTCAAGATCCGCTTCGACCGCACCATCGTGATGGAAGACTTCGACGTCACGCTTCAGCTCCTCCGCCTCGGTCATCCCAACGTCATCCTTTCGACCCTGATCCAGAACCAGATCGGCTCCGGCGCGAAGGGCGGGTGCTCCACCTATCGCACGATGGAGAAGCAGGCCGAGGGCGCGAACGCGCTGGCACGCCTGCACGCGCCGTTCGTCAAGGTGGTCGAGAAGGAAACGAAGGGCGCGTGGGGTGGTGGTAAGCGACTGGACGTGCAGATCGCCTGGAAGCAGGCGTTCAAGTCCAGCGGGAAGGCCCTGCCCACCGAGGCGACGATCTGATGCGCGACCTTCACGCGAACCTCGCGGGCTTCTGCGAGTTCATCGAACGGCGGGAGGCCTTGCGCAGTCGGCGCGAGTCTGGTGAGCCGCCGCCGTGGACGGGCGATCCTGTCCTTCAGCGGTTCAGGTTCTGCAATGTCCGTCGTGAAGACGACAGGGTCACACGCTGGATCGCGAAGAACTGGCGAAAGCCGCACGAGAACGCGCCGCACCTCTGGTTCGCCATGCTCGTCGCGCGCTTCTTCAACGATCCCGAGACCCTCGATTCCATCTGGTGCCCCCACACCCGTTGGAGGGAAGAGGCGGCTCTGGAGGCCCTGCGCGATCGCAGGGCGGCGGGGAACCGTGTGTTCAACCCAGCGTACATCGTCAGCACGAACGGCGTCTCCTGCGACAAGCTGGACTATCTGTTCGAGCGGGTGTTCGCTCCGGCGTGGGCACGGCGGGACGAGATCCGCCCACGCCCATGGGAAGCCCTTGCCTCGTTCGCCGCCCGCCTGCGCACGCTGAACGGCGTCAGCGGGTTCATGACCGGACAGGTCATCGCTGACATGAAGTACACGCCTCAGCTCGCAGGTGCTCCGGACTGGTGGACGTGGGCGGCAAGCGGTCCAGGCTCCCGTCGCGGGCTCAACCGGATGGTGGGACGTGACAAGCTGGCACCGTGGCGGGAAGACGAGTGGCACGCCAAGCTCGTGGAGCTCCAGGGCCTCGTCAACACGGAGCTCCTCAACCGCATCGGTCAGCTCCACGCGCAAGACCTGCAGAACTGCCTCTGCGAGTTCGACAAATATCAGCGATTCACAACGGGCGAAGGACGCCCGAAACAGAAGTTCACGCCAAGAAAGGACAAGCCATGACGCACATCGTTCACGGAATCAACGTCAACCACGCCTTCTCCAACGGGCTCCGCTGGCTCCTTGTCGCGGGTCAGCGGGAGGACTCACGCAACGGCACCGTCCTCGTCGCGCCCGGACCCGTGCTCACGGTCTACGCCAAGCCCACCCAGCGGGTTCTTTTCCTTCCCACCCGCGACGCGAATCCGTTCTTCCACCTCTTCGAATCCCTCTGGATGCTGGCCGGACGCAACGACCTCGCGTTCCCGAAGATGTTCAACTCGCGGTTCGGCGAATACTCGGACGACGGGGTCACCATCCACGGAGCCTACGGACATCGGTGGCGGACGCACTTCGGCCGCGACCAGCTTGCCGACATCGCGGCGGAACTGCTCTGCGAGCCGACCTCACGCCGCGCCGTTCTGCAGATCTGGGACGCCCGCGCCGACCTCGACAAGATGCACGCTGGAGGCCGTGACGTTCCGTGCAATACCGTCGCGTATTTCGACTGTCGTGGCGGATGCCTCAACATGACCGTGAGCAATCGCTCCAACGACGCGATCTGGGGAGCCTACGGGGCGAACGCCGTCCACTTCTCGATCCTGCAGGAGTACCTCGCCGCCTGCATCGGGGTGCCCGTGGGCGTCTATCGCCAGTTCTCGAACAACCTCCACGCCTACACCAGCGTCTATCCGGAGGACAAGCTCTCGGAAATGGCCGAGGCCTCCGAGGAGTGGGACCTCTACGCGACCCGTGGACTTTCGCCGTATCCGATGGTCAAGGACGCCGAGCATTTCGTCGCCGACTGCGAGCGATTCATCGACGCTCCGTTCGACAGCGAGTACGCCAATCCGTTCTTCGACGAGGTGGCTGTTCCCATGCTCTGCGCGTGGAAGTCGCGCAAGGACGGCGATCCGCACGCCATCGTCGACGGATGTCTTGCGTCGGTGAAGGCCGACGACTGGAGGGTGGCGTGCGAAGCGTGGGTCGCCCGTCGGCGGGAGGTGAAGGCATGAAGCAGGACATCATCACCCGTCTTCGCTTCGTCCAGAACGGCGGATCCGTGCGCAGGTTCCACACCGTGCGCACCATAGAGCCGAACACCGTGGCCGAGCACTCCTTCGGCGTCGCGTGGCTCGTCTGGATCCTGACGGAAGGACAGGCCCGCGCCCGCTTGCTGATGGCCTGCCTCGCCCACGACCTTGCCGAACAAGAGGTTGGGGACGTGCCCGCGCCCGCCAAGCGTGCCCTCGGCATCGGCCCGGACATCAACGAGCTGGAGGATCGCATCCTCGCGGCGAACGGTCTTGCCTTCACGCTCACGCCCGAGGAACAGCGCACGATGAAGCTCGCTGACTGTCTCGACGGGATGCTCTACTGCGCGCAAGAGCGGAAGCAGGGGAACAAGTTCGTGGACGAGGCCTTCGAGAAATATCATTCGTACGTCACAAGCATGAACCCGCAAGGCGTTGAGCGGGAAGTCTTCAACGCTGTCATCACCATGAACGAGGAGGCACGAAAGTGAGCGAAGCGAACCAGACCCAGATCGGTGGGGAGCACTACAAAGCGGACGAAGGTGCGCAGGCCCGCGCCGAGCAGGTGGGGCTGAACAAGGTGCCGGAGCACTGGGACATCGTTCACGTCCACGAGCTGGACTACTTCCAGGGCGCGATCACGAAGTACGTCATGCGGCACAAGAAGAAGCGCGGCATCGAAGACCTCAAGAAGGCCCGCCACTTTCTGGACAAGTACGTCGAGCTCCTGGAAGCTGGCGAAGAGCAGGCCGAGGAAGCCGCCCGTATCGCGCAGGAGGCCGAGCGCCGCCCTGCCCGCCGCACGCCCCGCTGACCGTTCGTCACCTCGGCAGAGGGTCGCTGGGACCCTCTGCCTTCTTCAAGGAAGTAGCATGAAAGAGCTCAAGGGACGCGCCCTGCTCCATCGCACTGGCTCCATCGCCCTGTTCGCTGACACCTCGGTACTGATCTGCGGGTGCGGGGTGGGCACCGAGGCGGCGAAGACCGTCTACGTCGTGCAGAAGGTACTCCGCAGGGAGCTGACGGAAGTCAAGGGTCGTACACGGAGCTACACCACCGACGAAGAGGTGGTCACCTTGGACGACGTCGCCTTGGCGGTCGAAGTCTACAAGAACCTCGGCGGTGTCCTGTGAAGTACGCGGAAGTCGTCACGGTGGGCGAGGAGCGCGTGCTGGTGCGGGTGCCCGTGGCGTCTCGCGTGGAGCTGGTGGTGCAGGCGGACAGGGTGCGCAGGGCCACGACCACGCTGGAGCATCGAGGAACCGAGTGGCGGGTCACCGAGGCCACTGGTTCTTCACAAATAGATGCGCCCCGCTTGCGCGAGGCGATCGAAGAGGCGCAGAAGATCGCTCTGCGCAGGGTCTAGCCGCGCCTCTTCCCGTACATCTTGCCGTGCCGCCACCAGCGCAAGACGGACCCCGAAAGGGCCATCAAGAGCACGGTGGCGGCGGTTTCCAGGTTAGGGTCCAGGGCAGGTCCGTAGGACCGCCACAGAGCGACCAGGAAGCCCACCACGGCACCCGCCAAGGACAGGTCCACGCCCGTCTCACGGGCCTTGGTCCCGCCCGTGCGGGGTCGGGCGGGTGCCATCAGCCCACGCCCTTCAGCGACTCGGGGATCTTGATGAACACGACGGCTCCGGGCTTGGCGTTGCGGGTCCGCGCCGCGACCGACGTACCTTCGCGGGATGCCGCACCTTCCACCGTGCCGGGAACGGTATTCCCCTCGACGGTCATGAAGGGCTGACCCTTGGTCACAGGCCCCGCGACGATGCCGATGTGATAGGCGTCGTTCGTCGAGTAGCCCTTCTTCAGCGGACGCATCAGCAGGAACAGGTCTCCGACGGAGGGCGTCTGCGTGACGGTCTTGGTGGCGGTGGCCTGCTGAAGCCACGAGTCGGTTCCCTCGGGGAACCACGTCTTGAAGTCATAGCCGAGTGCGGCGGCGAGCTTCTTCCGGTCCATACCGTTGGTCTCGCAGAGCATCGCGAACACGAAGCACCCGCACCACGGAATCGGCGCGGCGGTAAGGCCCTTCGACACCATTCCCTTCCACTTGTCCACCAGCGGTCCGCGATTGGATCCGGAGGTTTCCTGATTCCCCTGATAGCCCTTGGCGATTTCGAGTAGACGCATGATCATCCTTCCCTGGACCAGCGGTCGAGCCAGTCGACCGCGATGAAGATGGTGGCGAACACGATGGCGGCGGTGTAGGCGGTGCCCAGCTCAAGTCCGCGAAGCACCTTCCGCACGCCGCGCTTCAGATAGCGAGCCATCGCTGGACCTCCACGCGCTTGGCGCTCCAGAGGGAGAACCAGTGCCCGCGATACGCGCCGCACTGCGACGGATCGTCGATGGGATACCGCTTGGGCAGGTCGGGCGTGAGGCGGAGGTGTCGTTCGCCGAGGAGCGCGGTGGCCTGGAAGTCGGCGAGTTCTTCATTGCCCTCAAGCTGGGAGTTGATCATCGGCATCGCCCACGCGATCTTCGTCATGCGGCGATCGACGTGCGGGTCGTCCCAGAAGGTGCCGCCCGTGTTCAACGAGAGCACCTTGATGTCGTTGAGGGACTTGCCCAGCTTGCGCACCGCTCCGCAGATGGCGATGACCGACGGATTGTTCGTCGCCAGCGCACCGTCCGCCCACCGCCCGTCGCGGGGCTGGAAGTAGGTGGGCGCGGCGGTGGTGCGCAGGACCACGTCGGCCAGGAGGTCGTCGTCGGTCATGTCGAAGATCTTCGGGCGTCCGTTCGCGAAGTCGAACGACGGGATGAAGAACGGAACCTTCGCGTCCTTGCATCGCAGGGCGCCGAGCTCCGCCTTGACCGCCGCCCTGATCCCGTCATCCTGGAACTGCGGGCGGGTGGGGTCCATCCGCCACCAGAACGGCGGCGTCGCGAAGATCTTCTTGACCCAGCGGTCAAAGACGTCGGAGATGTCCGCCCACGAACGACCCGTGGCCCGCAAGGCCACCAGCAAGCCGCCGACGGAGGTGCCCGCCAAGACGTCCTCGGTGACGCCGAACCACTGCTCGTGGAGCTCCATCTGCTTGAGGAATTCGACGGGTCCGCAACCGAGGACACCGCCACCGTCGATGGAAAGAATTCGCGTGCTCATACGGACTCCGCAGGACCGTAGTCCTTGGAAAGACGTTCACGAAGCTTGATGGAAGCCAGCCCGCCGATGACGGCGGCGTGGGTCATGGACCCCGAAGCGACGCTGGCCTGGACGTAGCCTCCCGGGAAGCAGGTACCGTTCCAGGTGAGGTCACCAAGAAGAGGCAAGCGCGGAACCACGAGACCGTTCGTGTCCGATCGCCATCCGCGGAACCGCACCATCCAAGTCGCGTAGGAGCCACCAGTTCCCCAACGTGTAGACGACAGGATCTGACCTTCCCAGACCTCACCGTTCGTCCACTTGAACCGGAACCGGATGTCGTCGCGATCACCGTCGAATCCGTGGGTGCCGCCCGCCGTGGGACCGACGGTCAGCATCATGTCGAACTCGGTGGGTATGGCGGGAGGACCAAGGAAATCCTCGGAGGTGTTGAACTCCGCGAACTGGATCTCAAGAACGGCGAGGTCCTTCCACGTGGTCGTGAGCGATCCAGCCGCCGCCCGCGCCACGTCCTTGTCATGCATACGGACTTCGCGATGACCGACGCGGAGCCAGTGGTAGCCCGCGATCGCGCCCGAGTCGTTGATGTACGGTACGCGCTCGTAGAGGTATCCATCCGTGTGGGGAAGGTAGTGCGCGACGCTGGTCGGATTCGCGCCCGCGATGGCTTCTAGAATGGCGGTGGAGCGGCGGGTCATCTGCACGCCTGCCACGCCCAAGGCCCGCACTCCACCTTCCGTGATGCGGAACACGGAATTGATCGTGTCGTCGATGAGGTCGAGATGGCGCTCGTCGGCGGATCCCCAGACCTTGGCGGATTGCAGGGTCACCTCAGGTGCGCCGACCACCTCGACGAAGGGCATTCCGCCGCCTGCAAAGTGCAGGCGCACCAGCTCCCCGCCGTAGACGGTGGCGACGGTGGTTCCTTCGTGCTGGATGAGGCAGGGATACGCGAGCGGGCCAGCTTCCACGTAGAAGAAGATGGACTTCTCGGTTCCCAGTTCGCCGGTCACGTTGAACGACCGAACGGCGGTAGGGACACCCGTCACGCGGATCACCGCGCCGCCACGGGTGTCGTCGCAGTCGTACGAAGAGTCGCCGCCGGAGAGCGTCCACGTGTCCACGGACATGGACGACTCGGCGAAGACATCGGCGATGTTCAGGAAGCCCTGCACCAGACCGCCCGTGGGATAGGTGTAGCGGAAGGCGGGGACCATCGTATAGGGCTGTCCGCCTTCCCACGGCATCTCGCCGAGACCGTCGGTCGTGTTGTGGAACGCGCTGGACAGCATCGCCTTCAGCAGATCGATGAGCTGGAGCTTCCTGTCACGATCCGCGCCACCCGTCGCAAGGACGAGGTAGAGCAGATCAAGCGGCGTGGGTGCCGTCTGCGCAGGAAGCATCGGGATGGACTTGGGCATGGTCTACCTCCTCAATGCGGTGACAAGCGACTGATGTCTTGCGAAATCGCGTCCAGTCGCTCGAAGACGCGCTTGAAATCTTGGCGGGACTCTGCCCGCGACTCGTCGAGACGACCAGACAGGTTGGAAAGTTCCTTCTCGAAGCTTTCAAGGCGAAGCTCAAGCGGGCGCACCGCGATGAGGGCCTTGTGCTCGGCCACGGAGCCGATCTGGGCTTCTAGAACGCGATGGTCCTTGCGATGCTCCTCCGCCGTCTTGTCGGCGGCATCGCGGGTCTGGAAGTGGAGTGCCAGCTTGGGAGCCAGCTCGGCGGCCATCTTGTCCTTCGCGAGGACCCAGATGGCCGTGACCACGCCGATCGCTGATACGATCATGCGGAGCCATTCGCTCACCTCTGCTCCCATCACTGCTCGGCTCCGAACAGCGATTCCTGGATCGGTGCGCGATCGCCTGCGGAGGCATCCTGCGCGGCGGGTGCGCTGGTGGGCTCCGTGGTGGGTGGTGCCGCCTGCGGGTCGCTGGGCGAGTCGGGCGAGAACACCTCGCCGGTGATCCAGTTGACCCGGTCACCGTTGCGCAGGCCGTAGCGGGCCTGGAGCTCTTCCTGCGCCCACGCGAGCTTCTGCTTGGCCTGCTCGAAGCCTGCGCGGGCGCGGTTGACCATCGCGCGGTCGGTTTCGGAAATGATGACTCGAGGTTCGGACATGACAGTTCTCCCTACGAAAAGGTCCGTGCCGGAATCCGGCACGGAGTAAAGATAGCATCTACGGCATCAGGCGGGGATCGCATTCGCGGAGAGCGCCATCGCCTGATAGAGGGCGATCCTGTCGGTGGTGAGGAATGCGTCATTGGGGACGGTGGCAAGGAGCGCCGCCGCCTCGGCGAACATTCCAACGGACAGAGCCTGGAGCGGTGCCGTCATCTTCTGCAAGATGGAAGCGGCCGACACGCCGAGCGACGAAAGACCCACGACGAGCATCTCGGAGCGGACGACCGCGACGAAGATCGGAGCCACGTCGAGGTTCCATCCAACGAGCACTTCCTGCCTGACGTTGTCCGTCATCGCTTGGCGGTAGTCGTTGTGGATGTTCTGCGCCTCCGCGATGATCTGTAGCACCAACCCGCCAGCGGTAGACGACGGAAGAAGCTGGGCAGTCCCGATGTCGTAGGCTTCGAAGGTTCCGGTGAACAGAAGATTGGGGATGGTGGATGCGTGCTCCAAGAACCACTGATAGTCCATGAAGACGACGCGCGAGGAGCCTGCGGGAATTCCGCAGAGCTCTTCGGCGCTGGTGTTCTTGACGGAGACGAGGGCTCCGAGGGTTCGCTTCATGATGCCTCCTACGCCTTGACGCGCATGAACAGGTGGGTGTTGACTTCGGATTCGGGAGTGAGCGTTGCAGGTGCGGCGGTGAGTACGCCGAGATTGTACTTGGCGAATGCGAGGTAGGGCTGGACGTTCAGGTTCGCACCCGTGACGCCCGCCGCCTGCGCACCATTGCCATTCCACAGAATGACTGCGAAGTAGCGTTCTCCGCCCGTCAGCGTGACTTCCGCGACAGTCGTGATCACGGCGTCGAGCCACGACGAAGATCCCGGCATCACGTTCACCGAAGTGGCCGCGACGAGGGTGCAGGTGGACCCCGATGAGGGCCACTTGTAGATCGCGAGGATGTAGCTCGCGCCGCTCACGGGCTGAGGACAGACGAGGGCGAGCTTCGACGTATTCGCAACGAGGGTCATGTCCGCACGAGGGACAAAGATAGTGGCGTGCGCCGCCCACTGGGAAGCGGATCCGGACAGCACGCCCACGTTCGCGGAGCACGCCGCGAGGTCCATTGTGGTGGAGTACTTGTCGCCGCCGCTTCCCCCGCCGCCGCCACTCGCGGACACCGTGACGGCGACCACGTCGCCCTGATCCACGGCGGAGATGGTGACGTTGGTGCCCTGAATGAAGTTCAGTGTCTTGCCCGCGCCGACGGCGACGCCGCCCACCTGCACGTTCACGGCCGCGATGGACGCGGGACGCGGCGAGAAGAAGATCACACCGTTCACGGCGTGCGAACGGAGCACCCAGCCCACCTGGATCTGGATTGCGGGGGAAGTCGGCGCCGTGAACGTGTAGGCTCCGTCGACGCCGAGGTACACCTTGGCACCTTCTGCCGCCGCACTGGTGTCCAGCGACCGCACACGCCCGCCACGGGCCACGAAGCCCTCCGCACCGACTGCGATAGGCTGAGTCACCATCGCGATCATGTCGTAGGCGGTGGAATCCGCGTTCGTGGCCCGCTTGACCCGAGGATTATCTCCAGCGGCACCGGACACGTAGACGAGCATCCCGTCCGTGAGCGGAACGGTGTCGTTGTTCTGGACCCAGAGCAGTTCTTCCTGACCAATCTGCAGGACGGAACCACCTTCGAGGATCAGGCTCGCGGTATGTTCGGTCGCGTCCCAGTAGAAGGTTCCCACGTCGGTGGGAAGCGTTCCGGGCGTGGTGTCGAAGCGCAGATGGTTGACAAGTGCTCCGCCCGACAGGGGGAGCTCGGTCAGGGTCTTGTCCACCAGCTTTCCGGTGGAGTCGGTTCCCAGCACGCCGACAGACGGAAGCTGGAAGAGCTGATAGCCCCACCCATCTT